ATCAGCGGACACCCCAGATCGCCAGCGCCACCGCATCGCGGGGCCGGCTCAAGCCATGGGCAAGGCGGCAGACCCAACCGCTATCGGTTCGGATCGCCATGACCTGAACCCCGGCTGCTTCGATGACGCCGATGTCGCCGGCATGCGGGACGATCTGCGGCAGCATCCCCGCTTCCTCGAGCGCGGCCTCGGCGACCGCGACGATGCCCCCGAATGCCCAGAGCATTTGCCGGCAGGAGACCTCGGACTCGTCGTAGTGAGGCACGAAGTCCGCCACCGGCTGGCCCGTCAGTTCCTCAGCCCAGCCCGCCGCGAAGGTGCAGCAGTCGTCCTCGCGCCAACGGAACGGCCTCGCCGCCGCCCGCGCCAGGTACGCGGCTAGGTCAGGCCGCTCGGCCATGTGACCTGCTTGTCCGTCAGGGATGCCGCGAAGTTGAGCCCGACGTCCCCGGGCCAGCGCGCCTGCTGGTCGGCGTCGGTGAGCGTTCCGAACTTCGGCCGGCGCCGGGTCGCGAACGGCGACTCGCACGTCAGGGAGACGCTTCGCTGGCTCGGGCCCTGCGCCCGGAACGAAAGCTGATCCATGATGAACACCCCCATCGCGAAGGGGCTGTCGAGCGCGGCCCAGGCGGAGGTGAAGTGCGCGCGGTACAGGACGGCCTTGCGGCCCTTGACGAGGCTGTCCGACGCCGCGGCGCGGGTGACGAAGGCGGGGTCGACGCCCGACAGCGTGAACGTGATCTTTCCGGCAGCGAAGCCGCGCGGCAGCGCGACGTCCTCGATGCCGATCATCTCCCCGGCGCTGGTCCAGGTGTAGCCGCCATGGACCACGTCGGTGAAGCCGGGCCAGAGCCGGACCGTTCCGTCCGCGAACTGGAACTCGGCCAGCCAGGCGAGATTGACGACATCGCCGCTGGTGAGCGCCGCCAGCGTCGCCGGATAGGCCGGGGTCCGGACCGATGAGACCACCGCGCTCAAGGCGAGGCCTCGACAAAGCTGGCCTTGAACGAAAGCGGGAAGCCGAGCCCCTCGTCGAGCGTGGCCTCGGTGTCGGCGGCGAGCCGGAAGGTGCCGCGCGGGTTGTCCATCAGGATCGGATCGCCGGAGGCCCAGGCGGTGCGGGCCGGCGGCCAGTAGGTCACGGCATAGGTGTCGGTTGTGGCGAGCGTGCTCGCGGTGACCATGTAGAGGCGCTTCGCAACTTCGAAAAACTGGCCGACGCGAAGCACCTGGCCGGCCGGCATCACGATCGTGCCCGAGCTCCCGCCCTTGGCTACGGCCCCGGAGAGCGTGCCCACCGAGAGCCCAGAGGCATAGGAGGAGCCGTCCGAGAACTTCGACCCGTCCGAATGCGCCACCGTTCCGGAGGGGATCACATAGCCGGCGCCGGCCGCGGCGGGCTGGCGGATCGTGTTCTCCGGGCCGATGTAGACCGTCGCGGTGCGGCCAAGGAGGAGCGCCTGCATGGCCCGCCAGAGATGGATCTCGGCGGTGTTCTTCACCATGCACGCGATGGAAGCCGTCCAGTAGCCGGCGTCGGAGGCCACGATCTGCTCCGCGCCGGTCATGGACCGGCCCCCGGAGCGGGTCAGCGTCAGGGGATGAAAGGTGGACGCGGTGCGCCGCAGCGTCCGCGGCCACTCGACGGGTTCGGCCATCAGGTGAACCTCAGCATCCGTTCCTGCTCGCGTGCCGGGGCGCGGCGGTCGTATTCGCGGAGCGCCGTGGTGACGCCCTGCTGGACCATGGAGTTGATCTCCTGATTGCCCCGGGCGCCGTTGACCGTGACCACGATCTGGCCGACGCCGCCGGAGCCGACGTTGCGGGTCTGGGCGGCATCCACCACCGAGGCCCCGGAGGAACCCACCCGGATCAGTTCGGGCCCGGCCTCGCCGACCAGCGCCCAGGAGTTCGGAGCCGCCACGCCGCCGGTGGCAAACCGCACCGCGGCCGAGGATGCGGTCGCGAACAGGGATCCCGCCGAAGACGCGGAGCCGCCGAACCCGCCCAGGAGGGAGCCGAACAGGCCGCCGATGCCGCCGCCGCTGGCCTTGGTTCCGAACAGGCCGGCCAGGGGCCCGGAGCCCATGAGCGTCGCCTGAAGGGCCATGTTCGCGATGGACTTCGCCAGGTTGCGGAACACGTCCGCCGCCTTGGTGCCGTTCAGCGCCCAATCCGAAATCGCCTGGGTGAAGGTGTTGCCGATCGAGACGAGCGACTGCTGGGTATCGCGAAGCTGCTCCATCTTGTCGCGGAGCGCCCCGTACTCACCGCCCAGCTGCTTGGCCTGCTGCAACTCCTGCTCGGTGAGGTCGCGGCCTTCCTTCTTCGCCGCGGCACGCGCCGCCTCGATCGCCTTGGCGGTCTCGATCTCGGTGCGGGTCTTGCCCCAGAGATCAACCTCCTGCTGCAACAGGTTCTTCGTGCGTTCGAGGTTCTGAAGGTAGCGCTCAACGGCATCGGCGGTCTCTCCGCCCCCTCCCCCGCCGCCGCCGCCGCCCCGGAAGACCGGCGTTCCCGATCCCGTGGTCCGTCGGCGCCCGCCGACGGTGAAGGCGTTGGTTCCGGTGTCCTCCTGGCTGAGGAGTTCGGACTGCCGGAACGAGGCCGTGGCCTGCCGGCTGTAGCCCTCCATCGCGGATTGCAGGCGCGGGGTCATGTTGAACCCGCCGCTCTTAAGCCCCTGCTGGACGAAGGCCATGTCGCCGGCGTCGAAGCTATAGCCCATCGTGAGCTTGGCGTTGGTGCTCACGGCCTGCATGAGGTCGACGACGCCCTTGACCTTGTCCCAGAGCTTTTCGAGGGCCTCGGCTATCTCCATGATTGCTTGCTTGAAGGTCTGGGCCCACGACGCGATCATCGTGTTCCACTTCTCCTCGAACGCTCGGGCCTTCTGCACCAGCTGGTCGTCGATGATGTTCCCGGAGAGCCCGGCCTGTTCCGCGGCCCGCTGGATCGCATCGGCGCCCTGCTCGAGGAACGGCACCCACTCCCGGGTGAACCCGAGGTTCTCCGCGATCTTGATCTTGTCGAAGCCATTTCCGGCCTTCTGGACCATGTTCGCGGCTTCGCCGAGGAGGTCCGTGAGGGTGCGCTGCTTCCCGGCGGCATCGGTGATCTTGATGCCGGCCGCGGCGAACTGCCCAGTGAGGTCGTTGGCGTCGCGCTTGGCCTCGTCAAGCTTCTGGGCGAACCCCTCGATCCCCTTGAGGAAGTCGCTGTTCCCGAGCCCCTTCTGCGCGCCGGCGGCCTGCAACTGCTGAAGGTTGCGGATTGACTCGCCGGTCAGCTTGGCGGTGTCGCCGAGTTCCGCCACCGACTTGATCGCGGCGACGATGCCCTGGATCGCTATGCCGCCGACCAGAGTGCGGACCATGCCGGTGAGGAGGGAACTCGTTATCCGGGCCGCCGCACCGAGGCTTTCGGTTTGACGTGCGGCATTTGTCATCCCGCTGCTGACGCGGTCGCTCGCCTTGCGGGCCTCGTCGCCCATCCCCGTAAGCTGGGCCTTGATATCGGCGAGGCCCTTCTTAAGGTCGGTGAGGTCGGCCTTGAACTGGAACGTGAGCGCGCCGGCGGTTTGATCTGCCATGGGGGCCCTCGGTGGAAATCTTCTTCGTGCTGCTAATCAGCGCGGTCTTTTGCGGCGGTGTCGCCGTATCGAAGGGGCGCAGCTTCTTCGCGTGGTTCCTGCTCGGCGCGATCCTGCCGGTGGTGAGCCTGCTGGCCCTGATCGCGGTGCCGAACCTGAACCATGAGCGCGAGCGCAAGCGCCTGGCGCGGGCGAACGCCGCGGCCGAGCGCGACACGAAGGTCTGCCCGGCCTGCGCGGAGCGAATTAAGAAAGCGGCGAAGGTCTGCCGCTACTGCGGCGCGGACGTCTCGGCCGCCTGAGACAGCGCCAGCAGATTGCCCTGATCGTCGACCCCGGCCATTGCGGCATCGAGGTCGGCCTTGCTCATCTTCGACGCGCTCGACTTCCCGCCCTTGCGTTCCAGGTAGCCGTCGCAGGCATCGAAGAACTCGCGAACGCTCAGCCCCCAGAACTCATCGGATGAAAGACCGAGGTGGCCGAGCCCTATGCGTTGCCAAAGTCGCCAGCGCTCGGCACCTCTAAAGGGGCCTCGGCGGGCTCCGCCGCCTTCTCAGCCTCGCCGGGGGCGGCCACAAAGCCGCTACGCTCGAATAGGGGATAGAGGAACTCGCCGAGTTCGTTCGGGGTCATGTCCTCGATGGCGGCAATCCGCTCCTTGGTATCGAGCCGGTTGCCGCGCAGCAGCGCTACTCCGAACTTGAGGAGAGCAGCGGCGCTGACCTTCCCGTCTTTCCCGCTGACCGCGATCTTGCCGAAGGCGTCTTCAAAGCTCGCGACTCCGAAGGCGTCCTCGATTTCAGCCAGGGTGCGAAGCCCGAGGACGAGCGAGACACGCTCGCCCGCGAGCATCACATCAACCTCACCCCTTGCCCTGTTCGCCATGCCCCCAGCCCCCGCTTACTGGCTGATCTGCGGGAGGCGGATTGCCGCCACCGTCAGGTTTGTGATCGTGCCGGTGTGGGCCATCGTCACCGTCCCGGTGGCGTCGATGTAGTCGGGCGGGATCGGCCCCGCCATCTTGTCCCCGGTGGTCGCGGGGACGGTGAGCACGAGGTTCGGCGTGAACACGATGCCGATGCCGGGGACGCGCCGGGAAGCGATCACCGGGGTGATGGTGACCGTTGCCGGCGAGGCGTTCGTGTTCTTGTAGTGCAGGAACAGGCGGTCATCCGGGTTGACGCCCGTGACTGTATCGGACGCCGAGGCCGCGCTATAGGACGGCGCGAGACCAGCGAAGCTGATGGACTGGATTGCGATGGCTCCCATGGCGGGCTCCTATCCGGGGAATTCGGGAGGGGTTTCGGGAGCCGATCAGGTCACGGCGAGCGTGACGGCGGCGGCGCTCTGCAACCGGATCGAGAAGTTCGAGGCGTTGTCGTAGGGGTTCTCGATCGAGATCGAGTCCACGATGAAGTCCGCGTCGACCTGGATGCCGATGCCGGAATGCGCGAAGCGCATCGTCGCCTTGGTGCCATTGTTGAAGGCGGCGAGGACCAGCTTGATCCCGGCGTCCTGCTGGTAGATCCCGGAGCCGTCGATCTCCACGGACCGGACGCCGGCGCCGTTCAGCATCTCGCGCCACCGGCCCGAACTGTCGGCCGTGGTGACATCGACGTTGGTCTCGTCGAACTTGAGGGTCTTCGGGCGGAGCCCGCCGACTGCGACGTAGGACGTGCCGTTGTAGATCGACAGCACGCCGTCACGACCTGCCTTTGCAGCCATCGTGGAGTCTCCTGCTGGTGTGGGAAGTGGTCCGGCGTGCCGCCGGCATCAGGCCCGAGGCGGGCCGGATCAGGTGTGGTCGAGAAGCGCGGTCACGGTGACCACGGAATGGAGCGTGACGCCGTCCGGGTCGAGCATCGGGCCGACGACAGCGGTTACGCGGGTCAGGACATGATGCGCCGGCGCCGCCGGCGTCAGGGTGGCGAAGTGGAGGAGCGCCCGGACGCGGGCGATCAGTTGCCGCGAGCGGAGCGTCTCCGGGGTCTGCGACGGGGACGAGTCCCAGATCGAGACGTCCATCCGCAGCTGTATCCCGTCCTCGCTGGCCGTGGACCAATCCTGATCGGAGGTCGCACCCAGCGTGATGAAGGGGGCCTTCATGTTCGGCCGGGGCCGATCGAGGATCTCGGTGACGCCGGCGGCGAGGATGGCGCTATCGGCGAGGAGGACCGTCCGGACCGCCGCCATGTACGCCATTGTCGGGTCGACGATTGTCATCGTATCGGACCCTCCAACCTTCGCGTCTGGCGCGGGCCCATTCCAGTTAGCTCAGGGGCGCAGACCGGATCTCCGGCAGATCGTTGACCTGGCCGACCTTCTGCCGGGTCACGGGATCAAGCCAGACGTCTATTCGCAGGGGCCCAATGGTGACCTTGACGGTCACCCGGGGAAGACCTGGGCGAGGTAGGCTTTCATGATGGGCCCGCTCTGTGCCGACGCCTTGTCCGCCGCGGGCCGCATGAAGGGCCGGGGAAGGATTCGCGTCGTGCCGTACTCAAGGTGCACGGCGTAGGGCATGCGGGCAACCAAGTTTGCGGCGAGCGCTTCGGGGGCCGGTTCGGCGACGATCGAGCCCAGCAGGGCGCCGAGGTCGGTGGCCGGGGGCTGGCCCGGGGCGGATGCCTGATGGGTCCGCTTCGGGTTGGTCTTTTCGTAGATCCGGCCGGACTTCGGGCCCTTGCGGACCAAGTCCTTTGCCTCATTGGCGGCGATCTGCGCCACCGCCATAAGCCCTTCCTGAACGGCTTGCTGCACTTCTCGCGGGAGGTTCGACAGCTTGCCGTCGAGGGCGGAGAGCCCCTCGATCTTGATCTCAACCGTGGTGGCCATCAGCCCGAGGCCATGATCTTCCAACCGGCGGCCTGCGCCTTGAGCCGCGCCCAGGATCCCGCCGTGGCCGGGAGGAGCGATGCCGATGCGGAACCGCCCGCCTTCGGG